TGTTAAAGCTAGTACCACACATGCGTTACCTTATGTTAAAACTCATGGCACTGGTGGTTATGAAAAAGAAGCTTCTGCTCATACGGAAGATCCATCTGATAATGAGATATATCATCGTTTGCGGGACGCTAAAAAAATTCATGTTGAACGAGGTGGAAATTCTAATATGAGTGTCCATGCTGATGGTAAAAAAATGTTTAGCATACAAGTCAAACACAATAATGGCCCATTAACCTCTATGAAAGTTATTGCACAACCATAATGGCATACACATTTTTTCCAAAATCTGCTAATGAAATTGCTACAACACTAGCCAAAAAAGATCCTGAAGTAATATTGGAAATAACAAAACTTTTTGCTCATTTAAAGGCTAACGCAAAAATTATAAAAGCTATTGATACACCAATTAATATTGACCTAACAAAAATTAAACAAATTAATATATCAAGAAAGTTAAAAGATATTACACCTCCTTTAAATTTAGCAACTCTAAAAACTAAACTTAAATTAAAAAAAATTAATATTAATTTTGGAGATGGTTCTGCTGGCGGAAGAGGTGTTAATAATAAAGGTGGAAAATTTGAAAAAGATTTAGGACCAGCATTTAAAAAAATGTTTGCTGGCAAAGAATCTTCAGTAAAAGATGCTGATTTAGTGTTTGCTTACAATGAATTAAGAAGAATAACAAGTTTTAAAGATTTTGAAACTTTAGATATTGATTCTACAGCTGGTGCTGCCAACACAAAAAGACCAATTCAATATGTTGGAAATAAAATACAGCTTTTTTCAACCAGTTCTACTTTTGATGTAGGTAAAATGTTAACAGATACAACAATTAGTGGTAAAGTTGGTAATAAAATAAAAGAATTATATTTAAGTTTAAAAACAACATCAACAGTTACTTTTTTTAACGCTGGAACAACTCAAGCTTTAACAACTGAAGAAATTAAAAAAGGCAATATACAAAATAAAAATGGTTTAGCTCTGTTAAAAATGTTAGGTGTTGACCCGGCTGTGTTTTGTGATGTGTATAATCAACCAAAAAGGTTTAAAGGTTATTCTGAAGAAATTAAAATTACAGAAGCAAAAAAAAGTAAATTGTGGGATTTTTTACAATCCGGAATTGGCCACGGTTATGTGGTAATACATCAAATAAAAAAAGGTAATGTTAAAGTTTACACAATGACACAACAAGCAATGAAAGAAGGTTCTGAACCATTGTCATGGACTGTTTACTATGGCGGAAAAACAGGAACAGGAAAAAGAGTTGATATTGTAATTGAAACAAAGCATTACACATTAGGATTAAATTTAAGAGATACACAAGGTAAAGATGGTTATCCAACAAGAATAATGTGTAACTTCTCTTATCTAAAATAAAGAATAAAATGAACTTCACAGAATATTTAACGGAAAGTAAAGAAGGAAAAAACCTTCATCTAGAACACATTGAGGACCAAGTTCTCAATCGTGGTGTTGCTGGTGCTCGGGAAGCTATCAACTTTCTACAATCGCTTCGTAACATGTTGGCAGGTCATGCTGATACTAAAATGAATATCACCACAAAATGGGATGGTGCACCTGCCGTATTTGCTGGTACCAATCCAGAAAATGGTAAGTTCTTTGTTGGTACTAAGGGTGTGTTTGCTAAAAATGCAAAACTAAATTATACTGATGATGACATTGACAGAAATCACCCATCTGAGGGCCTCAATGCAAAGTTAAAAATGGCCTTGCGTTATCTACCAAAACTAGGCATCAAAGGCATATTACAAGGCGATATGATGTTTACAAAAGGTGATTTGAAAAAAGAAACAATTGATGGTGAAAGTTATATTACCTTTCAACCAAACACCATTGTATATGCTGTACCAACAAGTTCTAAGTTAGCACAGATGATGATGGCAGCACAAGTTGGTATTGTGTTTCATACATCATATACTGGTCAAAAAATGGAAGATATGAAGGCTTCTTTTAACATTGACATTGGTCGTTTGGCTACAACCAAAGATGTTTGGTTCCGTGATGCTTCTTTTACTGACGCTTCTGGTTCTGCAACATTTACAGATGAAGAAACAAAACAAATTACAACGATTCTATCACTGGCAGGCCGAACATTTCAAACCATTCCTGCCTTAACATTAAATCGTATTGCTTCTAATGATACAATTTTAGAATACATTAAGACCTTTAATAATACCAAAGTGCGTGAAGGTAAAAAAATTACTGACACAAGAGCTCACACATTAGAACTGATTCGCTTTGTGGAAGCAAAACTAAATAAAGAAATAGCAAGCGTAAAACGAGAAGAAACAAAACGAAAAAAAGCAGCCGAGAAAACAGAAATTATGAGGTTCTTCCGTAGTTCTGCAATGAATTTAAAAACAATCTTTGATTTACAAAATTTATTGGTTGATGCTAAATTAATGATTATTCGTAAATTAGAAACAATTAAATCTATTGGTACCTTTATTAGAACCGATGACGGATTTAGAATTACTGCACCAGAAGGTTTTGTAGCAGTTTCTAAAACAACTGGCGGTGCTTTGAAGCTTGTAGATAGATTAGAATTCAGTCAAGCAAACTTTACGGCCGCAAAAAATTGGAGTAAATAAATGGCATATGATATCAATAAAATTTTAGAAGAATATGGCGAAGAAGATTTTGGTTTTACCGCTGTTGATGAAGCTGAATATCAGGCAGTTATTGCCGAAAAAGATGAAACAGTTGAAGAATATAAAGCAAGGATGAAACAAGTTGAAAAAATTATTATGCCTTTTTTAACCAATTTGTTAAAGACACAGGCACAGCCATACATTCATTGGCCAAATCGTGGGCCAATTATTGAAAAACAAATTCAAAAAATTCTTACATTGACCAGAGGGTAAATGTTTAAGAGTAAAATAGACGAGGCGGCCTATGTGGGTAACATTGGTGCCATGGAAATGTTCCGTTTTCATCAGAAGGCAACTGCTGACCAGAAGAAAAAACTACAGCAATACATAAAGAACAAAGACACCAAAAACGCATGGAAACATGTCCAAGATGTTACCGGTACAAAGTTACATAAGAGTGTCAGCGAGGCTATAAAACCAGATATTCTGCCTGTTTCAGGTGCTGGCCAATGGGGAACAAATACACTAAGGCAAAATTACCAAGATGCCACTCCAGGCCAAAAAGTAAAACGATTTAAGGATTATACGAAGCATAAGTAATATTATAACAACTGAGGTTTATTATGAAAGATTTGATAATTGGCACAAGTACCAACTATGATTGGTCAAAACTAAAGTATTGGGTTAACTCAATCAACGCATCAGGCTTTGAAGGTGATAAAGTCCTGGTTCTCCTAAACTGCGATAAAGAAACTGTCAAAAAAGTTATTGATGCCGGTTTTATTGTTGTCGCAGGTCAAAAAGATTCTGAAGGCAATCTAGTTCATCAATCGGCTATTCCTGTTCATGTTGAACGCTTTTTGTTCATGCACAATTTTCTTACGACAAGAGATTACCGCTACATCGTAACCACCGATGTGAAAGATGTGGTCTTTCAACGCAACCCAATTGAATACATTGAACAGAACCTACATGAAGATAAAGATTTAATTTTTGCTTCAGAATCTTTACGCTACATTGATGAACCATGGGGCAATCAAAATCTATTTGAAACTTATGGTAATTACATTTATGAACAATATAAGAAAAATGAAATCTATAATGTAGGCGTTCTTGCTGGTCGTGGTGATGCTATAAGAGATTTGTTTATGAATATTTTTGCTGCTGCCATAGGCCGACCAATTCCTATTTGTGACCAATCAACATTTAATTTTATGATTCAAAGCACTTGGTTTCAAAAATCAGGAATGTATTTGAGGTCTGAAGATGCTTGGGCATGTCAATTAGGCACAACTGCTGACCCATCTAAGATTGAACAGTTTGCACCTCTTTTACTAGAACCAACTCCAAAATTTGAAAACGGCGAAGTTGTTACATCAACAGGAAAGCCCTTTACAATTGCTCATCAATATGATAGAGTACCAGAGTGGAAACAAATAATTGAGGCGAAATATGGCTAAAAAAGTATTAGTAACAGGTGGCGCAGGTTTTATTGCTCATCATTTAATTGAAACATTGATACAGAAAACCGATTGGGAAATTGTATCGTTAGACCGATTAGATTTTTCTGGTAATTTAAATCGTTTAGCAGATGTGATGCAACAATTCACACCTGCTGAAAGAAAACGAGTTCAAATTGTTTACCACGATTTGCGAGCTGAATTAAACCCACAAATTACAAGTTTGCTTGGCGATGTGAATATCATTTTGCATTTAGCTGCAGGTTCTCATGTAGACCGCTCTATTGAATATCCAATGGATTTTGTAATGGATAATGTGGTTGGCACAACAAACATTTTAAACTATGCTCGTAATCTCCGTAACTTAGAACGATTCATTTACTTTTCAACCGATGAGGTATTTGGTCCTGCACCAGAAGGAGTTTATTATGGTGAGCGTGACCGATATAATTCAACCAATCCATATTCTGCATCTAAGGCTGCGGCCGAAGAAATTTGTGTAGCATTTGAAAACACTTATCGTATGCCTTTGTATATCACACATACAATGAATGTGTTTGGTGAACGCCAACATCCAGAAAAATATATTCCACTTTGTATTCGCCGTGTTCGTAGTGGTGAAACAATTAGAATCCATTCCAACCCAGCGAAAACAAAAGCAGGTTCACGCCATTACATTCACGCTAAAGATGTGGCAGAAGGATTATTACACATTCTCAATCTAAAGGGGCCATTTGACATTGATTATGGTGGCGCCAAATGTCCTAAGTTTAATCTTGTAGGTAAAGAAGAAATTGATAACCTCACACTTGCACAAATGATTGCTAAAGTGCAAGGCAAAGAACTA